CAGGGATTACAGTAGCATCTGTAAAAGAACCTATGCCTTATAATGAACAAAACACAGAAAAATTTCAATCTATAATGACCATTAAAGTAGATGGTCATCCTTGGATTACAAAAGGTGGATTTGATCGTACAAAAATGGAAGATATACGCAAAGAAATATTAAAAGTAGAAGGAGTTTTATCATATAATGTAAATCCTGATAATATTTCTTCTCTTTAATATATGTATATAAGACAATAAAGTTATATTAAATAAAAACTATGAGTGAATTTAAATTGCCAACTGAAACAGTTGAGTTACCATCTAAAGGCTTACTTTATCCTGAAGATTCTGAATTAGCAAAAGGTACAATTGAAATTAAATACATGACTGCTAAGGAAGAAGATATCCTTACAAACCAATCCTATATTAAAAACGGTACTGTTTTAGATAAATTAATGAAATCATTGATTATATCAAAAATCAACTATGATGATTTATTGATCGGTGATAAAAATGCAATCATGGTTGCATCTCGTATTTTAGGATATGGTGCTGAATATACTTTTAATTATTTGGGTGAATCACACACAGTAGATTTATCTCAAGTTGAAAATAAACCATTAAAAGAAGAATTGTTTACAAACCATGTAAACGAATTTATTTTTACACTTCCTAAATCAGGTAATACAGTCACATTTAAACTCTTAAGTCATAAAGACGAACAAGATATTACACGTGAATTAGAAGGTTTGAAAAAAATTAACAAAGATGCCTCTCCTGAACTTTCAACACGTTTAAAATATCTAATTCTCTCAGTAGAAGGAAAACGAGATAAAAAAGATATTCGAGAGTTTGTCGACAATTATCTTCTCGCCCAAGATTCCAGGGCATTAAGAGAATATATTAGAGAGATTCAACCCGATGTTGATCTAACTTTTTTTCCCGACGGAGGTAATGATAGAATCAATATCCCAATTGGGATTAGCTTTTTTTGGCCTGACCTATGAAATAGCTCCCCAAGCTAGGGCTGCTATATTTACCCAAATTCACGAAATAGTTTTTCACGGTAAAGGAGGATACGATTGGAATACAATCTATAATATGCCTATATGGCTTCGTCGTTTTACCTTTTCAAAAATTCAAGATTTTTATACTGAAGAAAAAGAATCTTTAGAAAACAAAGGAAAAGGTGGTGGAAGTAAAACAGTAATTAACTCTGATGGTACAATAAAAGCCCCTGAATTACTTCAAAAAGCATTCCAAAACAAAAATATTCCTAAATATAGCTAAAAATGTTGATTTTCAATATTTATAATAAAATACATTAATAGTGGCAGACTTAGATGATTTAAAAAAACAAATTGAAGATCTTAGAAAACAATATTCTGATCTTACAAAAAAGCCAGCAGCATTATTTAATACAGATAACTTAAAAGATGCTAATGCTGCTATTACTACTTTAAATAAAGCTATTGCAGACGCTAAAAAAGAAGCAGCTAGTTTAGAAGCAGGATTTGGTGGAATAGATAGTACTATTAAAAGCATTGTTTCTGAATTAAAAAAAGGAAATGATGCTTCTACATTAGCTACTAAAGCATTTAGAGGGATTCAAAATATTACTGAAAAACTTAAATATGATCAACAAGATATTAGCAAATTAAGTTTAGAACAATTAAAACGACAAAAGGATAAACTTAAAGAATATCAACAAGAAATTAGAGATCAATCAAAAATAATATCTGAAAAAGTCCAAAGTTTAGTCCTTGATAAAAACGGAAACCAACTTGCAGGAGCTGCATTACAATCTAGATTAGATAGACTTAAACTTGATAGACAAATTAATGAGTCTGAAGCAGCTATATATATGGCTGCTAAAGAAAATTTTGCAATTTTTGAAGAAACTAATAGCCTCTTAAATGAAAGGATAAAAAAAGAAGAAAAAATTAACGATACAATTGGCCTTACAGGTAAGTTAATGAAAGGAATTTCTAAAATTCCTATAGTTGGTCAATTTATTGATGCTGACAAAGCATTAGAAAAAATGCGAGAAACTGCTGAAAAAACAGGCAGTAAAATAGCTGCTTTAGGGGCAGGATTTAAATCTATAGGTGGTGATATAGCAAAGGGGATTATGGATCCTTTGTTTTTAGTTACCCAATTAGTTAAATTGTTTGTAGATGTAGATAAGCAAGCTGGGGAGTTTGCTAAATCCCAAAACATGAGTTATAAAGACTCATTAAAAATGAGAGAAGAATATGCTTCTATGGCTGCATCTTCTGGGGACACCGCATTAAATGCTAAAAGGCTCATGGAAACCCAAAGTGCTATTGGAGCAAGTTTAGGAACAAATGCTAAATTAAATGAAGCCGATTTAAAAACATTTACTAAATTACGTGAACAAGCAGGATTTACTAATGAAGAATTAATTTCAATTCAAAAAGTATCTTTAGTAAACGGAAAAACCCTAGAACAAAACACTTCAGAAATATTAGGAGGTGCTAAAGCATATGCTTCCCGTAATAAACTTGTTGTAAATGAAAAACAAGTATTAAGAGAAGTTTCTAAAGCATCATCTGCCTTAACATTAAGTTTGGGAGGAAGTTTAAAAGCTGTATCCGAAGCTGTAGTAAAAGCTAAACAATTTGGTTTGACCCTTGAACAGACTGAAAAAATGTCTGAAAGTTTACTTAATTTTGAACAATCTATTGAAAGTGAATTAAGTGCAGAATTATTAACCGGAAAAGATTTAAATTTTGAACGTGCTAGAGCATTAGCTTTAAATGGGAAAACCGCTGATGCCGCTGCTGAAATTGCAGCCCAAGTAGGATCAGCTGCTGATTTTGGTAAAATGAATGTTATCCAACAAGATGCTATTGCAAAATCTATTGGATTAAGTCGAGAAGAACTAGCTAAATCATTAGTAGAAAGAGAAGCATTAACCAAAATCGGTTTTAAAGACGCAGAAGCAGCTAAAGCAAAATATGATAAGCTTCGTGAAACGATGACTGCTGAAGAAGCAGCTGCTGAATTAGGTGATGAACAATTAGCTAAACAATACGAACAACAATCTAATGCTGAAAAATTTGCTCAAACTATGGAGCATGTTAAAGAGATCTTTGTTAGTATTGTTGATGGTCCTATGGGTGCTATATTAAATGGGTTAGCTACTATGTTACAAAGTACCAAAGTAATCTATGGTATTACTGGACTTTTAGCTGGAATTTATGCTGGAAAATTAGTTGGAGGTATTGTTCAAACTATAGGAAAAATTGTAGCCATGACAGCTGCTAACACTGCGAATGCTGCTGCAGCTACTGCTGGTGCTACCGCAGTTTCCTTTGGAGCTATCATCCCAGTAATTTTAGGAGCAGTAGGAGCTGTAATTGGGTTAATAGCATCATTTACAGCAGATGATATGATGTCAGCTCCTCCAGGATACGGTAAACGCACTTTATTAGGACCAGAAGGAGCAATTCAATTAAACGATAAAGACACAGTTATTGCGGGTACAAACTTATTTGGAAATGATGTTGCCTCTGAACCAGGTAAATCTACCAAAATGGGTGGAAAAGGAGAAATTAAAGTAAAATCCGAAGGTAATGATATGTCAGCGGTAATATCGGCTATAAATGCTTTAGCTAATAGACCAATAAATGTATCAATTGATGGTAAAAAAGTAATTGAAGCTACAACAGGTGCTCAACCAAACACTCAAGGAGACGAAAATAGAAAAAATAGTTACAAAATGTCTTAACATATAATATTTATAATAAAATAAACAACCATGGGAATCTTAACTAAATTAACAACTCAAGGATCTGCTTTTACAGCATATGATGGAACTACACCCCCAGTAAACCCACTTGCAACTCAGCAGTCAAAATTACATGTTGACGGAAATCAACCTGGATATTCATTAAACGGTGCTAATGCTAATCAAGTAACAGCAGATTATAATGCTTACCAAGATGGTACACCAAACCAAATTCCATTACCTTCATTATTAGATATAAATGGAGTTATAGCTCCTGTATCACCAGGTGGACAAGGTTTACCGTATTTGAACAATTTACCTGGTTAAAAAATATTTAAATGGGTCTTTTACTAAAATTAAATAATGGGGATACCCAATTAAAATCACTTAAATTTGGTAATGACAGACCAGGAGGAGGAGATAGTGGACAACCTTTTATTCCTCAAAACATACAAGCAGGTGTTCAAAACCCATCCTTTTATAACGATTTTATTGTACGTGGAGGAATTGAAGCTCCCTTAAGTGCTGCTGAAGATGTAGCTCGTTTAGCAAAATATTTTATAAACATTAAAAACCCTAGCGGGCTTTTATTTACTGCAAAACAAAACCTACTTTCTCGAGTAGGGACAAAAACAGAGGCTTCTAAAGGTTTAGGTTATGCTGGAGGTGCTTTAAATGAAGGTGCATATACACCATTATCTACATTAGCTGAAGCTGGAATAGTATGGGCTGGAGGTCATATAAACAAACAAGGTTTAGATCCTACTGGTTTGTTTTCATTTGCTTCTATTAACAAATACCAAGATATTATCTCCCAAAATCAACTTACTGGGAGAATTGATTTAGAAAATAATAGATTAGTTAGACTTTCTACTTTAATTTCATTAAACGATGGTGAAAATAATTTTGCTTTTGTTAAAGGATATAGTTTAAATCCTACACTAGAAAATGATGTATTAATTTCTTATGGAGGCGGACCTGATTCAGTTTTAGGGATAGGAAAAACTAAAATTAAATTTGCAACAGGAAACGATGGTGTTCCTTTAAAAACACTAGTACCAAAACCAAAAGATTATTTAGTAGGCACCCCCTCTCGCCCAGATAACCAAGACAAGTTTCAATATCCAACAGGTTCATCTTCAACATATGATGAATATATAAAAAATTTTTCAAGTAATTTTGCTGTAAATAATTTAATTAAAAACGGATTAAATTCATTTCAACAAGATTTTATAGTAGATGTTTACGAATCTGGATCTCTTAAAAGCAATAGTAACATAGGGAAAGGTTCTTGGACACAACAAAATTTTGCAAATCAACCTTTTAATACAGATTCAACAATATCTGAAGATTTTAGACAAATATTAAATCCAACAGAAAATCCTCAATATACTTTTTTAAGTTTAGCTCCAAATTATACAACTAAAAATATTGAAGATAATCTTAAATTAGGCAATCCTGGAGCAAAAGGAAACATTTCAAGTTACACAGCAGGTAAAAAAAATACAGTAACAGGAGCTAGAAACGGAGCCGTAGATAGAGTAAATGCCTCTCCAATATATAAAACAAACACTAAAGATGGATCTAGATATTCTACTGACCCAGATTTAAAAGATATTATTCCGTTTTTTATAGCTATATTAAATAATGATTCTCAAGTTGGAGGTACATATAAAAAATATATGCACTTTAGAGCATTTATTGACTCGTTTTCTGATTCATATAATGCAGATTGGAAATCTATAGAATATATGGGTAGAGCAGAAAAATTCTACAAATATGGAGGATTTAGTCGAGAAATATCAATGGCATTTACTATTGTTGCTCAATCAAGAGAAGAAATAACAATTATGTACGATAAGTTAAACTTCCTTGCCTCCTCACTTGCTCCTGAGTATCTTGATAGTTACACATCAGGATATATGGCAGGAAATATTGCATACATTACTTTAGGAGGATATTTAGATGATCAACCAGGAGTTATAACATCATTAACATTTGATGTTCCTGAAGAAGCACCTTGGGAAATAGGTATAAATGATGCTGGAAATAATTTACCTGCAAAAGATATCAGACAGGTGCCTCATATGATTAAAGTAACGGGTATTAAATTTATTCCAATTCATAAATTTAGACCTGAAAAACAATCATTTAGAAATGATAAACTTGGTACAGATAGTACTAGATTATTAAATACAGGTAAACAAAGATATATAGATCAACTTCGCCCTGAATCAACTAATTATGATGCTGAAAATTTAAAAACAGAATTAGATGAATTAAACGAAGCTGAAAAAATTGCTTTACTAAACTATGCTAGGCAAAATATATTATTAGCAAATGCTTCATTCATATCAGTAGATCCAAATCAATCTCAAACCCCATCAGGAATAGAAAATGTTACAAATAACCAAGGTTTAATTAATACAATTTCTCAACAATAGTATGAACAGATATAATAGTATCCGTATAGTTAAAACCACTGAAGACCCTAGATTAAGGTATGCTGTGACCAAATATCCTACAATTTTACTAGGTCCTTTAGATATTTATGTTTTTACAACCCAAGGTGATAGATATGATGTTATGGCACAAAACTATTATAGTGATTCAACTTTATGGTGGATAATTAATCGTGCAAACCCAAACCAAGACGCAAATTCAATATTTCCTACTGTAGGAGCTCAAATAAGAATTCCTTCTTTTGATAGAGTAGGAACTATAATAGCACAATATGAAACATTAAATCAATTAATTTAAAAAAGTTATGGCCATTATTGGAGAAAAATTAGAGTCTTATGTTATAGATCAGATAAATGCTAGACAATTACTCCATGGAAGTGGTGCTGGAACAGCTAATGATGGGTCTCAAGACATTAGGTCTGATCAACAGATTAACCTTTTAAATTCTAATACTTCTTGGATAAAATTAGCATCTGGAATTTCAGTAGATGCTAGTAGATTAAGAGATATACAAGTAAGTACATCTTATAGTGGAATGGGTTTAGCAAAAAATTACATTTTGTATGCTGGTGTTTCAAGATTAGAACAAGACGGAACAGATAGATTAATTCAAAGACAAGGTTTTCTTCCTCAAACTCGAAATAGTTCCTATACCTATGGAACATATGGGTATTCTCCTATGCCTGGTATTTCAAGTGCTGATATAAAAGCATTAAACCGTGGTTCCCTTAAAAAAGCAACAGTTAAACTTACTGCTCATAATAAACAACAATTTGATATTATTGATCTCCTTTATTTAAGACTAGGATATACTGTTTTACTCGAATGGGGCAATAGCATATACACTCCAGATGGTGTTACTAGGGAAATAGTACGTAATACATTACTTGAAAATACATTTTTTAACATCAACGGGAAAGGATCATATCTAGATATGTTAGGTCCTATTGAACAATATAGAAAAAAATATGCGGGAAACTATGATGCACTTTTAGGTAAAGTATCTAACTTTAGTTGGGCTTTTCAACCTGATGGATCATATGATATAGAACTTACTATAATAAGTTTAGGTGATGTTATTGAATCATTAAAAACTAACATTTCATCCCCTCAAAATTTAACAAAATTTATTGAAGAATCTACCGGAGGCAAAGAAAACCCTAGTGAACCATCAGATCAAATTGACATTATAGAAGATAATAAAGATGCTAATGCTATAGCTTCTATGTTATGGACTTGGAAATGGGTTAATAGAACAGGAGTAAGTGCAGATGCAGAATCAGATCCTCTTTATATTAAATTAGGAGATGGAACAGAATCTTTTGTTGGTGGATTTTTAAACCCTTCCGGAGAAAACATTACAGCAAACTTAATAAGTTATAAGTTTTATTATACAGCTTATGAAGATGCACTTTTTGATGGGTATGAAAATCCTATCCGTACTAATTTTCCTGATCTTTACCCAAAATATGAGTCTACAATTAAAGAATTTGCTAAACCTAAAACAAAAGAACAAGCTGAAGAGTATAGAAAATCTCTTGAAGAAAAATTAGGAGATAAAAAAACTTTTGAATTTTCTAGAGAAGTTTATAGTAGAGAAGGAATTAAAACTATAAGATATGCTACATATAAAGTAAATGTCCGATTTAAATATGTTAAAAATTCTGAACGTTCAATTACTACTAATAGCCCTATTGAAGGTTTTGATAATGATGATGCTTTTTGGATTAATACAGAACCAGTCCAATATTATCTTCGATTTGGGGCTCTATTAGAATATATAGAAAACGATATTTTACCCAAAATAGACATTAGTGGCACTGATAAACCTCCAATTTTTAATATTGATTTAGACACATATTCTAACTATATGTATTCTTTACCTAATCAAATTTCATTAGACCCAAGAGTTTGTTTAGTAAGAAACGACCATTTTACAAAAGATTCAGGGACTGCAGAAGTTTTATCTAAATTAAATCCTTTTAGAGCAGAAGATTATGTTAAAGACAATCCAAATTTAAATAAAGCTTACCCTTTTAACATTTATTTAAATTTTGAATTTATTATAGAAAGTTTAAATTCAAATGCTGATGAAAGAGGAGATGTTAATATGTACAACTTTTTAAAATCAATATGTGATGGTTTAAATAAATCTTTAGGTGGTATAAATAATCTAGAACCTATAATTGATGAATCTAATAATACTTTAAGAATTATCGATACTACCCCAATCCCTGGAATTGGACAGAGTACTACAGATTATATTCTTCAATTGTATGGATATAGAAAAGCGGGGTCATTATATGATTCTACTTTTGTTAGAAAGGTTGACTTAAAAACATCCATCACCCCAGAATTTGCTACTATGGTTACAATAGGAGCAACTGCAGGAGGATATGTTAAAGGAACAGAAGCTACAGCGTTTTCAAAATGGAATATTGGGTTAACTGATAGATTTAAAGAAAAATTTATCCCAGGAAACCCAGAATCACAAAACAAAGAAGGAGAAATAGATGAAGCTGTCGTAAACTATACTGAAAGATTTTTATCACCTAAAAAATTCACTTCATGTTATGGGTTTAGTGGAAATCTTATGCAACCTAGCTCAAAACTAAAAATTTCTACAGATGCTATTGAAAATAATTTATCTGTTGTAACAGAATACTTTAAATATTTAATAGCTTCTAACAAAACTAATTCAGGAGGAACAATTGGGTTTATACCATTTAAAATTTCCTTTACTATGGATGGTATATCGGGAATAAAGATATACAACAAATTACACGTTGATACTCGTTTTTTACCTAAAGCATATGGTGATAACTTAAACTTAATTGTTACAGGAGTAAATCATAAATTAGCAAATGATGATTGGGAAACTGATATTGAAGCAACTGTTATTCCTAGAACTGATGGTGGAAGTGATGTAATTATAACAGCTGAAGCTATAAAACAAGATATACAAGAAGTTAAAAATGCTCCATCTAATGGTGAAATAGGATATCCTGTTTCCCCACAAGATTTAAAACTAGTAGAAAAAGCTGGAGGAGTTGCCCCATATATTCTTTTACCAAATGGACAAATTAAAGTTAAAACATGGCCTTCAAATCTTAGACCTGGAGACCCAGGATATAATCCTAAAGCTCGCCATTGGTTTGTTCCTAACCTAGATTATCCATTAGTAAGTGTAAAAATCCCATCTAAAAATGGAGAAAAGTCTCTTCAAGTTCATAAAGATTTTGCTGCTAAAATAGAAAAGGTAGCAAAAACTATTAAAGATAATGGTCTTCAAAAATATATTAAATCTGTTGATTCTGGATTTGCCCTTAGAAATGTAACGAATGGCACAAGATTATCTAATCATGCTTTTGGATTTGCTATAGATCTTAATGTTACCTCCCCTGGTCATGGGTGGAATCAAGGATTTATTTTAGGTGATAAAAAAACTACAAGTAAAATTATTTTAAATAGAAATACAAAACCATTTTCAACCCAATTAATGGGAGAACAAGAATTTGGTTTTTGGAGGGTAGCTAGAAGTTTTGGATTTGAAGGTATAGGATGGTATTATGAAAAAGATGCAATGCATTTTTCTATAAATGAAGGTTTACAAACAGATATCCCAAAAATACCAACTAACTAAAATTTTATGACTTACTATCCTTTATCCCAAATAAAAACTAATTTATATACTAATGGAGGAGAATATTCTCTTTTAACAAATAGAGGCAGGTATGTAGGGTATTATTATGAAGTATCTACCGGACAAAAATATACTGGTAAAAATCCACAAGATAAACCTAATATTTTATTAATTCCTATTACCTTAACTAATGAAGTTGATCCAACAATCCCATTTGTTCAATCAAATTTAGATAATTTAATTACTTTAAATAATGTAGTAGGAAGAGATCAAGCAAAACAATTTGAATTTGATACTTCTTTTATCCCACCCCCATCATTAAATACTAATCCAAGATTAATACCTAAATTTAACCTAACCCTTCCAACTCCCCAAGACCAACAAAACGGACAGTTTACAAGATATTTTTGTAAAAAAACTAACGAAATACAATACTTAGAAATTGATATAGATACCTTTAAAAAACTTACCCATAAAGACCCCCAAATAGCCTGGGATTTACACAATCCAGTTTCTTTAATTTGGCAAATTACAGGCAATAAAGAACAAGTTTATAATTCAAATAGGGCATCCACTATTGCTATAGAGCAAAACTTAAAATGGTATGGATTTTCTCAATACTTTCAAGACAAATTTTTAAAATATTATCAATCACAAGATATAAATAATTTGTACACAACAGGTGGTGAATTTACAACTAAAAATGGACAAAATTACATTGGATTTTATCATATACATAATGGTATAACACCTATGGTAGGAAAAACTCATATAAATACCCCTCACGACGTTTTAATTTCTATAAAAAAACCACAACCTATAACCCAAACTACTAGCAGCATAATATTACCAACTCTCCCTAATATTCCAAGTGGAGGAGGAAGCTACTCTGGGGGAGGAAGTTCTATAGGTGGAAGAGGAAGTTACTAATTTAAACTTGGAATTGTAAAATATAGTTTGTATCTTTAAAGCATGTATTGGCTTATAGAAGATCCTAAACATATAGAAACAATTTGTAACATTAGCTACCAAACAGCATATGTTGAAGTAATCCCTACTTCACATAATTTTCACCCTGTTAAAAATGAAGTATGTGCTCTATACATTCGACCAAAAGATGATACAAAAGGATACATCATACCTGTTAACCATAGCGAAACAATAAATTTAACAATAGAGGATTGTTTAAAAGTATTAAACAGTATAAAATGTATTTACGTAAGGGATAGAAAGGAATTTTTGCATTATTTTGCTCTTAAGCATTGCTCCCAACCATCACCCTCCCCCCATACGTATATACCTCAACAAACAACAGCTCACAATTACATTTACAACAAATACTCAAACATTCAAAATTTAAACACAATAGTACCGATTGTAAAACACTATGAGGTATGTGAACAAAATCATACTAACTTTAAGGGTGAAATAAACCCATTTTACAATAAAGCAGCACTTGTGTTTAATCAACTAGAACAAACGGGTATAAAAGTGGACCCTCAATTATTTGAACAGTACTTTGATCAACAAGTAGACGAGTTTATATACACGCAATATAACCTAAACACATTAACAACAAGGCCATCAAATGCCTTTAACCATATTAATTTTTCAGCCCTAAACAAAGACAACAATGAAAGAAAATGTTTTATACCCCGCAATCAAAGTTTTATTGAGTTTGACATATCTGCTTATCACCCTACCCTTTTGGCTAATCTTTGCGGTTACGACTTTGGCAGTGACGATATTCACTTATCTTTTTCTAAAATGTATGGAGTTGATTACGCCAAAGCAAAAGAGATCACGTTTAAACAGCTTTATGGAGGAATATGGAAGGAATACGAGACCTTGGACTTTTTTCGACAAGTAAAAGCATATACAGACGATTTATGGAAATTATTTAATATAAACGGCTATATTAAATGCCCTATTTCAGACCATAAATTTGTAAAAAATGATCTGGAAAACATGAATCCGCAAAAGCTTTTAAATTACGTACTACAAAACTTGGAGACCGCAAATAATGTTCTTATATTATACGATATTTTTAAAATATTACGAGGAAAAAATACTAAACTCGTGTTATATGTGTATGATTCGTTTTTATTTGATTACGATAAGAGTGAACCGGATGTAATGCTTAAAGTATTAGGAATATTTAACAAATATAAATTACAAGTAAAAACTAAAAAAGGCACTAATTATGCCAATATAAAATAAAAGTTATGTATAGTACTTTAGAACAACCCCGTCATATGTATGATCAATACGACTATGATTTTACATTTGAAAATTTATTGATGAACAATAGACTGTTTTGTACTTTTACACCATTGAGTGAGTTAGAGGCGTTGGTTAGTGCGTTGTCTAGTCGTTACAGCATCATGTACAACAAAATGTTTGTGCTACACATTAAAAGCAATAACGAATACGTTATTACATACAATGTAGATCAAGGAAATGTAAATGATATTCCCGATAATACAATTCTCGTACATAGAAAAAAAGAATCAAACACATTATATACTATCAACGCATTAAACGAGTTGATTAAAAAGTTAAACGGTGGAGTTGTAGACACCCGTTTCCCAGTAAACTGGCAACATTATAAAAATTGTATTTTGTTAACTCAACATAATGAGATTAAGCAATTAAATACAAAGATTTATCAAATTGTTGAACTATAATTTGGTTATTTAAAAAAAGGTTATTATATTAAACGTTGTAAACAATTTAATTTTAGTTATATTATGAATCTAGACGCAATCAAGAAAAAACTTGAATCAATGCAAAAGACCTCTAATGGTGGTTCAAGCAACAATTCAAGCAATGTGAAGCGATTTAAGCCGACCATTGGAAAACAAACAGTCCGTGTTGTACCTTTTAAATACAACAAAGAATTTCCATTTACAGAAATGAAATTTTACTACGGTATCGGAAGCCGTAAAGTAATCGCTTCGCCTTTAAATTGGGGTGAAAAAGATCCAATTGCAGAATTTGCAAAACAATTACGTGGAACAAACGACAAAGAAAATTGGCGTTTAGCTAAAAAATTAGATCCGAAAACTCGTATCTATGCTCCTGTAATTGTACGTGGTGAGGAAAGTGAAGGTGTTCAATTGTGGGAATTTGGTAAAGAAATTTACGAAGCATTTTTGCAAATGGCAGCTGATGAAGAAGTAGGTGATTTTACAGATATCATGTCTGGACGTGACATCAAAATGACTACAGTAGGACCTGAAGCTACAGGTACAAAGTACAATAAGACAACTATTACTCCATCAATGAAAACTTCTGAATTATCTGAAGATTCTAAATTGATCGAAAAATGGTTAGAAGAGCAAGAAAATCCAAAAGATTTGTACAAACCACTTCCATTTGATACTATCAAACAAGCACTTCAAGAATGGTTAAATCCTGAAGATGAAGAAGAAGCAACAGAGGAAGTAGTTGATGAAGTAAAAGAAGAACCAAAATCAAACTACAGTTTATCTACTAAACCAGCAGCTAAAAAGTCAAAAGAAGAACAATTTGATGATTTGTTTGGTGAAGATGATGACGATGCTCCATTTTAATTAAAATAAACAAGTTATGGCTAAAGGAAGAAAATCGCTCACTGAAGCGGCGGACAAGGAACTAAAATCTGCGTTCAATTTAGATAAATTTAAGGCAAATAAGGGTTTAGCATCAAATGTTAAATTCAAAGAACAAAAGTGGATTCCATTTTCACCCGCTCTACAGGAAGCATTGTCCATTCCAGGTATTCCTATGGGGCATAATTCAATGGTTCGAGGTAAAAGTAACACAGGTAAATCAACTATGACCATTGAGGTAGCAATTAATGCTCAAAAGATGGGAATATTACCTGTGTTAATCATTACCGAAATGAAACACGATTGGAATCACTGGAAAACAATGGGTTTTGAAATCGAAGATGTTGTTGACACTGAAACGGGTGAGATTGTTGATCAAACAGGTTTCTTCATCTATAGAGATAGGAGTTCATTGAATTCAATCGAAGATATTGCTGAATTCATTATCGACTTATTAACAGAACAGAAAAAAGGTAATTTACCATATGATCTACTATTCATTTGGGATTCAGTTGGTTCAATTCCATGTCAAATGTCTATTGAACAAGGAAAAAACAATCCAATGTGGAACGCAGGAGCTATTGCAACTCAATTCGGTAATTTTATCAATCAACAGATTGTAATGTCTCGTAAGGAAAGCTCAAAATACACGAATACTCTGTTTATTGTAAACAAAGTAGGTGTAGCACCTGCTTTAACTCCAATGTCGC